TTATCGCCTATTCTATTTAAATCAATATCTGATTTATTTGTAATTGAATTTAAGAAAGTCAATTTGTACATAATGTATAATAGTCGTTGTTTATACATATAATATAACACCTTTTTGTATAAATTTCAAGCGTTCCGGCAAAGATTTTTTGATTTAAAATCAATGACTTAGCAACTATTTTTGTTCTGGTTATGTTCTAATGAAGGGTATTATACTATTTCCAGTTGTTTTTGACCCATTCTTGTGTTGATTCGTGTGGATTAGGGTTACCGTGAAAGACGGCCACCTTAGCATTCATATCTTGTTCAAATGTCCACTGCGCCTTTGGAAAACGTGGATGAGTTCTACTATACCATTTATATGAAAAGGTCCAATCATCAGGAAAAGGTTTCAATACTGAATTGTTTTTCATTAAATCTGTTACTACATTCTGATCACCTTGTACTTTTCTCCAAGATATTCTATCTGCAAAATACTTATTCCATATAAGTGATGAAGCATTACTATTATTCCATTTCATTATACTTGAATTGTATATGGTTGTAGGCTGACCAAAGTCATTCAATATGCCAAATGTATTTTCATCTCCGTGATAGGCAAAACAATCTATATTTTTAAGTATTACAACATCTAAATCCATATAAAGGTTTACACCTTGTAGGCCTGTTTCAGGATTAAACAATTGTAATTTGTTCCACCAACCCTCCATATCGTGTCTAGGAAAGGATTTAAAATGTACTTTGCCTGTAACTATGTCAAATAGATTTACGTGGTCGGTAAAACAATAAAATTCAAAAGGTACAGTCAGGTGTCTTTGAACCATATTATATAACTTTTGTACATATTCTGGTTGATATTTGTTACCATAATATACACAACAAAAATTTATCATTTTTTTTCACCTATCATTAATATTTGTATATAAGATAAAACTTTTTGAGGTTTTTTATCTGTAGCTAAATCTAAACCTAAATTGTTTTCTATTTTTTCTGAAAATCTTAATTCTTTATTATCTAATCTGGTTGATAGATATGTTAATTGTTTAGCAAATCCATCATCACTTTTAATTTTAAAATAATTATGAGCACCATAAGTGGAAAAATAACAATCTTCAAAATTATAATCTTTAAATATTTTTTTTACACCATTATGAGTATATCTAAAGTAATCATTAGGATAGCCGTGAAATTTCCATACAAAAGGTACTGCAATATACAACAAGCCTTTGTTTGTTGATAATTTAGAAACGTTGTCTGCAAATATCCAAGGATAATCTACGTGTTCTATTACCGAACAACATATAATTAAATCATAGATATTTTCTTTTAATGGTTCTATTGTTTTGGTTAAATCTACTACGTGGTCTACATTTTTACCGGCCTCCATATCAATACCTACGTAATTATTGTATTTTACCAAATCTCTAAAGCTTTGTGTGTTACCATAGTCTTTACTTCCTATATCTAAAACGTTATTAAAAGTTTTTTTAGGTAATTCTTTTTCTAAAAAATATGATTGGTTTATATCACCCATTTATTTCCTGTTCTCTTAATGTTTTATATGCTATACCATTAGATATTTCCTCTAAAGTAAATTGATTTTCAGCAACATATTTTAACCACTCATCAACTGTTTTTCTACCAGGTCTTAATGGCTTTTCTATAAATTTTAAATCGTGTGAAGCAATAGGCGATACAATATTATCTGTATGACATATTACTGGTACTTTATTTAACACGGCATCTATTGCAGCCATACTCATATTTGTAATTAAACAATGGCAATCTTTGAGTTCATTCTTTATATCTGTCTCCCACCATTGATTACCTGGCCTTGGTTTGTTTCTCACTCTTATTTCTCTTTGTGTAAATTGTTTTAATGTATTTGTTACTTCATCTATCCATTGCGATTGGCTTATACCATTAATATGATAGGTAACTGTTTCTGATGAGGGACATAATAATATATGTTTAGTTTCACCTGTATTCCAACCTTTAAATTCTACGTCTATACCTTTATTTTCAAGTTCATTTAATCTTTGTCCTGTGCCTACCTTACCTCTTGTTGTATGTAATTTACCTTTGACTATTCTAAAATATGTTTTGTTTTTATCTAATATGGCAGGTTCAGGATATCTTCTTATAGGTAAAGAGAGATAGCCTGTGTCAACATACCACCATTCTTCTTTTTTATCTATACATTCTTTTATATAAGGTATATTTTTACCTGCCAAACCCCAAAAAAAGTGTATTGGTCTATCTTCATCTTTCCAACCATTATGTATGGCAGGCCATATTTTATGTGAAAGACATTTTGTCCAATTAATAAAATGACAATTAATCATTTGGTGCAAATAATACTTCTGATTTTATTGATAATACCTCTTTATAATTTATACTATTAAAAAAATTATATATATCGTTTTCTGTTAATCCTGTTTTATTCATTATTTTTTTCTTTTTTTCTATATGTATAAAAGGTTTATCTCTTTTAATTAATTTTATTGCACCTTTACAAATTTCAATTTCATATCCTTCTGCATCTATTTTTATATAATCTATTTTATTAAATTCAAAACGATCTAAAGGATAAACTTCTATTTCTGTATTACCAGATTTAGTTATAAAAGTATTACCTGTTTCATTAGGATCATATTGTATTCTTACTTTTTTTTCTTCACTGCCTAATCCATAGGGGTATAAAGTATAATTATTTTTAGTAACGTTTTTTAAATAACATTCTCTTACTTGTTGCATAGGTTCAAAAGCGTAAACGTGTTCAAATTGTTCTGTAAAATCTTTAGACCAAAAACCTACGTGTGAACCTATATCTATTACATTTTTAAGTTCTTTTTTTGATTGTTTTATAAAATTTAAAATAGTATTTCTAGCCAATACTTGATACCCACCATTTGAAATATATTCTTCAAAATGATTATCGCTATCAGGTAACCACCAATCTTTAACTAACTTCATAATTTTAGCCACCTACCATTATTTAAAGTCCATCTTACTACTTGATTAATTCTTTCTTCAATAGAAACTTTAGGCACCCATCCTATTTCTTTCATCAAATCACCATCTAAAGCATATCTTAAATCGTGGCCAGGTCTACTTGTATGAAAGTCAACCATTTGATAATTTAATTCTTTGTTTTGTGCTCTAGCAATCTTTTGTGCCAGTTCTAAATTATTCCATTCTACAGGTCCTACTAAATTAAACTTTGGACATTTAGCGCCACCATAATCTTTTTTTATTTTAGTTATTTTGTTTTGGTTTTGTAATAAAAATAAACAACCATCTGCTACATCACTTGCGTGTATGTAGTGTCTGCTGCCTGGTATTGTTTTTGTTTCATCACTGTGTATTGTTACAACCTCTCCTGTGTTAACCTTTTTTATCGTCATTGGTATAAACTTTTCAGGATGTTGTCTTTCACCAAATACATTCATTGTGTGAGTAATATAAATTGGCATACCATAACTGTTTTCAAAAGCAACAGCCAATTCTTCACCACCTGCCTTTGTAGCACTATATGGATTTGTTGAGTTATATCGGTCTCTTTCTTTATATTTAACGCCAACAGGTGCTGGCCCAAACACTTCGTCTGTACTAAAGTATATAAATCTTTCTAAGTTCTTTTGTTTACGACCAAAGTTTAATATATTACAAGTTGCTACTACATTATCTAATACAAAAGTCATTGGATCTTCTATAGAACGGTCTACGTGTGATGAGGCGGCCATATGTATAATATATTCAAACTCACCTAAATCGGCCGTAAGCATTTGATTTACTTCTGCTCTTAAATCGTGGTAAACTATACGTAATCTTTTTTGAATTTCATAATCAAATTCGTTCATCATATCTGCAATACGATTTAAATTACCAGAATAATCCAATCTATCTAAAGATACTATTTCCCAGTCTGTGTTTTTTAATAAATGTCTTATAGTGTGATGTGCTATAAAACCTGCACCGCCTGTAATCAATACTTTTTTACTCATACTAACCTTTCTATTTCAATCCACTTCTTACCTATAATTTCAGACGTGTGGTGTTGATCTATATATAATTGACCTCTTTTTATATTTGTTAAAACTTCATTTCTATTATTTATGGCGTATAATAATCCTCTACCGTAATTAAAATTATGAACAAAATAACAAAAATTTTTAAATTTTTCATAACTGTCCACTCCTGGATTTGTTAATACTAGTTTACCTCTTTGTATACCATCTATCAATCTATTAGGGCTTTTAGCTGATATGTTTTCGTTTACGTTTACTATTGGCAATAAAATAATGTGGCAATCATCTACTATTTGATCTTGTAATTCATATGTCCATTGATGAGCAAATAATATTTTTTGTTCTATTAATTGTTGTACTTTTCCTAAATGTTTATTAGCTCTGCCTATTACAACGTGTATTTCTATTTTATTATTATTATGTGCTACTTTTAAATCATTTACAATTTTATTCCAATCAATAACTTCAAAATTTTTTCCTGCACCGTAATAAGCAAATTTTATTATTGTATCGTGAGTTATGTTTTTAAATTCAGGTTCTTTTCTTTCTCTTTCAACAGGATCAGTTATTATGTGTGCGTGTATGCCTGTATGCTTATGAATGATATTAGCTAACGTAGGTGTAGATGTAGTTACTAAATTAGCATTTTTACATAAAAAATTATATGTATCTATTAATTTAGATTTACGACTTCCCCATTTATCATCACATATATCAAATACAAATTTTATTTTATTATCTAATAAAAATTGTGCATCTTTTATAGAAGTATCTTTTGCTAATACTATAATATCATCTCTTGTTGCCTTATCTAATTCTTCTATTTGTCCATCATTTTTTCTCATACCTTTTAATGGTATGGTTGCTCTGAATCTACGTGAAGCTCTTATATGTTCTCCATCTTTTGACTTGAATTTTAATGTATAAAATTTTATATTCATAATGTAAAATCTAAATATTTTTGATCGTATTGTAATTCATTTACGGTTTTTAAAGCATAACCATTAAAAAAATCTTCTTTTTCAAATTGACAAGCACTTAAATATAACATATGTTCTCTAATTTTATCATCATCAGGAAAATAAGGATTATCTATATTTTCAATTTTACTTTCACTTAAATATGAAGCTGCATTAGGACCTAAAGTTATAACAGGATAACCATTCAATATAGACTCAATACTTACTATACTACTAAATGTTACAACACAATGTATATTATCATTTTTTAATTGATCTAAAAATTTATCTTTATAAATTCTTACTTTTCTTGATTTAGGTTTTTGTCTTAAAATTACTTCTTTGTCTGTGAATTTTTTAATTTTTTCTATTGTTTCAGATATCCATTGACATACTTTATAATTATAATGCTTGAATACTTTAGAAGTTGGTGGTGCAATTAAAATTTTTGAACCTTTTATTTTTTTTGTAGGTTTATAATTATCATAGTTCTGGTCTATAATTTTAAAAAATTTATTTTTAATTAAATTTATATTTGTTCTTTGACTTAATTGATCGTTTGATAGATGATTTAGTACTTGAAAATTATTTTTTGAAAATCTATGCCATAGTTTACGTTTTTGAGGAAAATAACCAGTATCTACATAATAAAAATCTATATTATTATTTACACATTCTTTTATAAAAGGACTTCTGGCCATACCTCTAAAAGCAATAGGTGTTTTATCATTAAAATTTAATATATCTTTATGCACTGATATGTTTTTATTTAAGAGATGATTTAATATTTTTTCACCTTTAACTTTAGTATAAACTCTTATCATATCATATTTTTTACAATGTCCCAAAAATAACCACTAGATAAATCGTGTGTATTGAAATGTGTATTAGCATACTTTATAAACCATTTTTCTCTATTCAAATTCATATTAGGTTTCTCAATGTCTGATAGTTGACCTGCACTCATATCATAAAAATAACAGTTAGGTGAGGTAACAAAAATAGGTTTACCTTCTATTAAGGCCGGACAAGCTGATGATGAAGCAAACGTAACAACTGCATATGAATTTCTTATTGCTTCTAATATAGGAGGGTAACCATCACCTCCTGTATGTTTTTTTGCTAAAATTTTAGATTGTATTATAACATTTTTAACTTCACCACTTGTAGACCAAGCATATAGTCTATTAAAATCTTTCTCACCCCAACTACCTTTAGCACGGTGTAATCTTACTATGATAGGCCTATCTGTATATTGTCTTAATGTGTTTGTTGTTTCAATAGCATATTCAGCGGCATTTTTTTGTTCACCTGAATATCCTTCAGTACCTCTATTTAAATTTATTAAAATATAATCACCTTTTTTTATATCATAATCTTTCACTATTATATTTCTGTCAGCTTTAATTTTATCCCAACGTTTAGGATCAGGATTAGGACTCATAAACCATTTACCACCTTTTAAAGGATGAACGTGTCCATAGGGTACTCTAACATATCTTATTCCATTTTTTGTTTCGTCAATATTTCCTCTATGACTTTCATAATCGTTATATGAAATTAATACATCACCATCTGTGTAAAATATTTTTCCTGTAGGTTCAAACTTATCTATAATCTGTCGTCTTAAAGTATTGTTAGGTTTATTTGCGTCATTGTACATTTGATAATTAAAACAAAATCCATAATCTGTATCTATAATTTGATGACTTCTTACAGGCTCAGCTCTCCATTCATTTGAATGTACATTAACACCTTGTTCAAAGGCTGCACACCAATCTGCTTTATAAGAGTCAGCTGTAGTCTTATAATAGATTGCTATTGTTTTCATTTTTGAATACAAATTTTAACTGTGTTTGTATAAATGTTAAACCATTCAGAAGAATAATCACAGGTATTATAATCATTAAAATATGGCCCACCATCTGTATAGTGTACGTTCTTTACTTCTTTTTTATAAGGGTATTCGCCAACAAGCCAATTCCATTCTAAAGGTAAAGAGCCTATCATATCTTCACTCTCTAACCATTTGAATTGATGAAGTTCTAAACCACTTGCGTTATTTACATATTCAGGTGTTAAAGTTGTACATTTACCACAATTCATAATCATAAAAGACGACCAGTTTTTCTTTTTATAATTTGTTTGTACTTGACCTAAAAATTTTGTATTAGTTTTAGGTATATAATCGTGTTTACATACTTGAACAGCATAGTTTTGATTTCTAAGATTCCATAGTTCGGCTATATCGGCCATCATCAGCATATCACAGTCCATAAACAAAGCCCAGCCTTGATAGTTCATTAAATGTGGTATTATAAATCTACTAAAAGAAAATTCTGTTGATGAAAGACTATTTCTCTCTCTTAAAAAATCATCTTTAATATTTGGTAAATAGATTGGCGTAATAGAAACTGGTTTTGTACTATGTCTTAATATACTTTCAGATAACACGTGATATGCTATTTTTTCTTTACTATCGTATCCTATAAAAACGTTTATCATAATGTCCTATTTATCTATTGTATAAAATCGTATCCTTTATCCTTTTTCTTTTTACCTTTTAAATGTGTAGTGTATTCGGCCAACTTAGAGTGTGGCCAGACGTGGCCATCTTTTCTTGTGCCTGTTAAATTATATTGTGGTTGGCCTGGCAAATACTTTTCTCTTACTTTATTCCATACATAACTATCGTGCCATTGCTCTTCTTTAAATAATAAATCTAATTCATAATATTCTCTTAATTTTTCTACAAAGTTTTTTGTGTGATGATTTGTTAAGTTATAACCAACAAAACCACATTCAGGATATCTTGGTGGTTCTGGCCTGTCTAAGTAACATATTGTGTAATCAATAGGTAATATCTTATTAATTATTTCTTGCTCTGTAATTCTTTTTGTAAACACTACATCAGCATCAATCCAAAATACATAATCATATTTACCTTCCATCATTAAATGAGTTTTGGCATATACTTTATAACTAAATCTTATTGCGTCTTTGAGAAAATCTAAACCATATATTATTTTACTTGTATCATTTTTTTCTGTACTGTATTGATTTCTTTTTGAATTTCTTTCTATAAATTGTTTTAAACTAGGATTTGTTTCGTGTATATCTCTATAAATTATATTATCACGCATAGGGTCAATTTCAGGAATCCAACCCTCGTGGTAAATATAACAATCAAATGGCCAATTATAAGTTTGTAAAAACCTAAAAGCATAATACTCGTATAACTGTTTATTTAATGATGTTACAATTGCTATTTTCATTTATGTAACACATATTTTACTTTCATAATAACCTTTTTTGGCTATATAATAAGCATCTACTAAATCTGTTATTGGATTGTTAAGTGTGGGTATATCAAAAACTTTCATCATATTTGTTCCAGTGTCTTTAGAAAATTGGTCATACATTTTCTGTTTGTCTGCGTTACCTTTACCTGTGGCAAATTTCTTAATGACACTTGGTACTAATATTCTATAATTATATTCTTTTAGTCTATACTTTAAAATACCACCGTTTTCTGCAATTTGAAATACGGCTTGGCCTTTACTACCAAAAGAATAACCTTCTATGAAGATTTTTGGATCTGTTAACTTTTTTATAATTGATAATGCCCAACTTGATAAATTTTCAAATCGTTCTATAGGATTTTTATATTCAGTATGTTCTGTGCCTAATATATTTTTCACCATATAACCAATATGTTTCTTTTTACTTGTAAGATAAAAGAATTTACAATCTTCAAATTTAAAACTACCTGTACTGACGCAAATGGCTGGTGAGTTTAAACTAAAATCAATCCCAACTATCGTTATCTTGTTCACTTATTTCCTCATCAATCTCGTGAGCACAAAAAGGACACGTAATAGGTGTAGTTTCGTGTATCTCATTGTTCCACGCTATTACATATTTAGTTTGACAGGATGAACAAGTTTTTGTTTGTTTAGTAAACACTATAGTTTAAATTTTTTAAATTGATCTTTTTTAACGTCTTGTTTAATACCACCAATTACATAACTTTCAATTTCTGTTTCTTGTGGAGCATTTTGCATAGACTTACTATTTAACCAGTGATCTATCCAAGGTAAAGGATTTATTTTTGTTTCATACACAGGTTCTAAACCAATTGCTTTCATTCTTCGATTTGCTGTGTATTCTACAAACTGATGTAATAATTTTTCTGATAAACCTATCATAGAACCTTGCTTAAACAAATAAGTTGCCCACTGTTTTTCTGAATTTACTGCGTCATCAT